ACATTTATAATATTTGATAAGCGATAAACACAATGGACAAAATGATCGTAGGTATAACGATAAGGTCGATCATAGTGTCACGTAGTGCTAACCTGTTAAGGTGTGCACGCCTTTCACTAGCGTGCTTGTTTCGGCAGTGCTTGCCCCAATCATCCATGCTATTCATCGTCGTCCCCTTCCGCAGTGCAGTCGAAATACTTTATGGTGTGTCTATCCGCCCAGTCTCTTATCATCTGAGATTTGCCGTGTAAACTTACAAAAGCCTTGTCAATGTCACGAGACAACTCACGCTTCTCCTCTAGTGATCTTGGCATTGGTAGTCCAGTAATGTCACAAACAGATTCGTCACAGTTTACAAACCTTACCCTGTTTAGCACGTAACTAGGTATGTACCTGATTAACTCTTCTGGCATGTTCACACAGGTGGGCTGTACGGTAGTAGCCATGAGTGCCGATAACTCAGCACGACTAAGATTTATAATGTCCATCACTCGTCCCCCTCTACTAGCAAACCGATAAGTCTCTCGCGGTTGACAGGTCTCCACCCTTGCTTTGGCTTGTGCCAGTCTGGTCGCCCTTCGGCTTCCCTTTCCCTGCGATCAAAGTATTCCTTGTGGATGGCGAACATCTCACTTAGCTGTGTATCTAGGTCTTGCTCATATCTTGTAGTCATAACATTTCTCCGAGTTGGTAGGGTAGCCCTACCGTTAAGGTACATACAGGAGGCGTTATCGCCCCAATGGTTTTACCAGTATATCATACTTACCGTAACGTGTCAAGCTGTGGTCTACGGTGTGTAAACGTGTCTTCCGGTGTAATGTTACATATTGTGACAGATTGTTACGTGGGTACCGCTTGTAAGTTATTGATATGTATGTAATGTTACAATGTTACGTTTTTGAGGGAAAAATGGTGGGAAATAAATAAGCTGACAAAGGGGAAAGGAATTTGTCACAGTACAACCAATGTAAAATGTTCCTATATATATATTCCTGAAAATGTCACAATATATAAGGTATAAAGAAAATACACTATACTTAACGATCTGATAGGCAAGATACTTCACATTGCTTAACTGCTTACTAACAAACAGCATCAAACAGCACTTCCTGATATTGTTACAAAGTTTTGTCACAGTCTGTCACAAACGTGTCACAATAGGAGATAAATGTAACATTGTCGTAGGGTGGCCCTACGGTGAGGCTCAACGCACTTGGGGACTGGTCTCGTGTGACGTGTCAGGTAGAGGCTCAACGCCTACGAGGAACTGGTATCAAATTACAGGCCAAAAAAAAGCCACTCAATTAAGAGTGGCTGTGTATCCTGCCATATACATGGCATCTTCAATCGTATTACCTTGTTTAAGATAGTAATTAAGAGCATCTCTTTTGACTTGCTCTCTATTGGATGTCCTGCGAGCTTCAACCAATCTATCGAACCCATTCATAATATCCTCTGCATCTTGTATATCCAGATCAAACAATTCGTCCTTCATAATATTACTCCAAAAAAAGGAGCACCCTTTCGGATGCCCCTGACAGGTTAGTGTGAAGGTTCGAATTTTCTAGCCTTCGAAAGTCCAGTAGTTATAACGCCACACGCCTTCGCTAGATTTTTCGCTAATTCCTCATCCCCATGTTTCTCAACAGCCTTGCAGAATTTATTGAACGCTTCGGTCATTATAACGTGACCGCTGTTTGCTTCCGCTTCGACTTTCTCATCGTCCGTCATAGACTCTGCTTTGCGTTCTTTCACCAAATCCATTGCTATCTTTGCAAAGTCTTTTTGGATGCTGGCTGGTTGTCTACCTGCGTCAATGATTAGCTTCCGTCTAGGGTGGTTCTTACCATAGTCATCCACATCCTCTGTACCTAATGCAAACTTGATACCGTTAGATAACGTCTTAGGTAATAGACCCTTATAGGTATCACCGATAAAAGTAGAGAACATATTCAAGCTATCTGAATACTGGGCTGTTGACAGTGCAGACTTACTGTCTCTAGTGTTGGGACTGATCCAGTGTTCTGGCGTATCATATCCCAGCTCATCTACTAGGTGCATTGCTAATGCACTTCTAAGCTCTCCAACCTTTTCGGCTTTCCGTTCCAGTGTTTGATTAGCCGTATAGTATGATCGGCATATATCAAACGTATCATCACCAATAGTAGTGAGGCCCAACGTTGTAGCATTTACTTCTATAGCTTTAGTCATAACAAGTGTATCCGTATAGTCTAGGTTTTAAAGTGGGCACCTAGTCAGCCTTACTGTCAAGATCGCTGTCTTGATGGGTCTATTGTAACATGTTAACAGGAACATCCCCTGATCCGCATCGTAGGGCTACCCTACCGCCCCCCCATGACCCGCTTTGACAGATGGGACTCCGCCAGTTGTATGTATTACTACTCCAGACAAATATATTTACATTTCTCAGACTGTGTAGGGAACGGCCTCATTACAGGGAAGACCCCCCCTTGTTTTATAAATGCCTTGTCTAAAAATTTTTTTTCTGGTATATATGCACCTTCGGTGAATAACCTGCGATCAGTAAATGACTTTATCTTTAGAACCAGAGCTAGGTGTTCCTTTGTCTGAAGGAATACGTAAGCTAGATTTAAAAGAACGAACAGAAGCCGCGTCTAATACCGCACTAGATTTGGCCGAGTACGGTCTAGATTTGCTACCCAATAAAGAAGATAAGGATGTAGCATCTAAATTAGCCTCCGCCTACGCTTCTGACCCCCACAAAACATCTAAAACCGCTAGTGCCGCTCGCATATCTACCCTGACTCCAGCCTCTTTGGTACTCACAAACAAGATACTGGGTGAATTTGGTCGCTCCGTTGTTGAGTCTTCAGTACAGATTAGGCACTTAGTGACTAATAAGCTGTTAATAGAGACGGAAAACCCTGACCCCCGCACTAGAATCCGTGCGTTAGAGCTGTTAGGTAAGATTTCAGACGTAGGATTGTTTGCTGAGAAGTCAGAGATAACGATTACCCACCAGTCTACGGACGATCTAAAGAGCAAACTACGTAGAAAACTAGAAAAGTTAGTTCCTATAGAGGAAGAAGCCGAGGATGCGGTAGTGTTAGATGGCGAAGTTATAGATTTGGAAGAAGAATTAGGGCTAGACGAAGAGTTTTATGACGATGATTGAGGCCGTTCCCGACTTTACTGAGGAAGATGTCCAAAAAATGTTGGACAACCTAGACTCTTTTTCCAATGACGAGGTAGAAGAGATAGATAGACTGGTAGAAGAACTGTCCGTACGTAAACAGAACCAGCTATCGTACGACGATTTAATAGAATTTTGCAAGGCAATGATGCCCGAATTCATTGTAGGTAGACATCACCGCATTTTAGCGGACATGTTGATGGGAATTGAGCGTGGAGACAAGGATAGGGTCTGTGTAAACATCCCACCTAGGCATGGTAAGTCACAATTAGTGTCTATTTTCTACCCCGCGTGGTTTTTAGGGCGTAATCCAGACAAAAAAGTGATGATGGTGTCGCACACTACCGACTTAGCGGTAGATTTTGGCCGTAAAGTGCGTAACTTGATCTCCACCCCCGAATATCAGGCCATATTTCCCACAGTAAAGCTAGCGGTTGACTCTAAATCAGCAGGCCGATGGAATACTAACGTGGGTGGGGAGTATTACGCCTGTGGTGTAGGTTCAGCACTAGCAGGACGTGGTGCAGACTTACTACTTATTGACGATCCTCACTCTGAGCAAGACGTTATTAGTGGTAACTTCTCAGTATTTGAAAAAGCCTACGAATGGTACACATTCGGTGCCCGTACACGACTAATGCCGGGGGGAAGGGTAGCAATTATCCAGACTAGATGGCATATGGACGACCTAACAGGACGCGCAGTGAAGGATATGTCTCACAATGAGAGAGCAGATCAGTTTGAGGTTATAGAATTTCCAGCTATACTAGAATTTCAAGATGAGGACACAGGTGAGATAGTAGAAAAGCCTCTGTGGCCTGAGTTTTTTGATTTAGAGGCACTATTACGTACTAAAGCGTCAATGCCTACGTTCCAATGGAATGCCCAGTACCAGCAACAACCCACCGCCGAAGAAGCTTCCATAGTAAAAAGAGAGTGGTGGAATGAGTGG